ACACCAGTATCTTTAGGTAGCATTGGGCCACCTGTACCACCATCTTTTACATCATTAGGTCTTAAACCAAAATCATCTACAACTAATCCAATATTAGGGCCTTTAGGTAGCATTGGACCACCTGTACCACCACCTGTACCACCACCTTTACCACCACCTCTTACATCGTTATTTAAATACCAATCTGGAGGACCACCATTAGCAGGAGGAATAGGAGAAGGAGGAGTTATATCTTGGTTATTTAAATACCAATCTGGAGGTCCACCATTAAACGGATCATCAGATAATTCTGCATCAGAAAAAGGTCGTGAATCTTTATTAATATTTGTATTACTAAGTAGACCCCCTTTATGTAAAGCGGATATACCTATAGCTTGAGGTATTCCAGTAGAAGGATTATACATAGTCTTATACCGTGTATTAAGATCATTAGAAGGAATATAAGCTAATTGAGTATTAGGGTTCTTGTCACTCATATTCATTAAAGTAGCTAACCCACTATAAGGTGCATCTCTATCTACCATGTATGCCATTGTTAAATAACCTTTGCCTGTTGTGGATTCATATAGTGAGATTGAGATTTAGTCATGTCCGCATGAAAAGTATTGACAGATTTTTTATTTGTGTTATTATACAAGGTATCTCTAGGATACGCCATACCCGCTTGAGAAGTAGCTCCAAAGTGTTCCTTGACTTCTACTCTACCATTATTTATATTTTGAATATAAGTACTATTCTCTATAAACTCATACATCTTTTCTAATTCTGTAGTCATCAGTTAAAATTCACCCATCCTGTTCCACTTACATAACCTTTAAATTTACCCTCTCCTAAAGAGAAAGCTATATCACCACCAGCAGGTCTACCTATTTCAGTAACAGTTGTCACAGCTAATATTTTTGTAGCTGGTGTATTAGTAATCTCTAAATCTCTAGTCTCTATTGTAGTTTTTAACTGTCCAGCCCAATTAAGAAGTTCAGTATATACTTCTCTTAGTTTACCACTAGGCACTGTTAAGTATTGAGGTAACTCAGGGATAATCATTATCGTTTACCATCCGCTTGTAAAGCCATACGCACATCACCCCAACGCCAACTTACATTTAAATCAGAAGAAGATACACGAACATTAGCTTGCCTACCTCTAGCTCTTAAATCAACCTTCTGTATCTGAGAAGTAATCTCATATGGTCCTTTTTCAAGTGAAGGTCCAGCAGGATAATCCTTTAAGTTAATAGAGAAGCTTATACCTCCATTTGTTAAAGTAATATCAGGAATAATTCTGTTTAAAAACATGACATCATTACCATCTTTTAAATCAAAATCGGCTGATTCAAGAAAGGAACTTAAAGCTGCTCCATCACCCGTGAATATATTAGGTGGTTCATTATTCCATATTAAAGTAGGTGCTGATACACTTACTCTTCCTGTAGTTAAGGTATTATCAAACACAGTATCATCAGCAAACGTACCAAAAAAACCAGAACCATAAACCCAAGTCTTTTCTATGTAGTTATATATTACATATGAATCTGGTTCTGTAGCAGAACTACTAGGATATAACCAGATTATTTCATGGAACTCTGCATTAGTAGAAGCATATACCTTTTCTTTTTGAGCAAGATTAAAATTATCGTAAAGATGTCTACGAATAGTACAATCTAATTTTCTTACTGACCCATCAAAGACATAGAAGTTATCATCACTCATCCAGAATGTAGCTCCATCAACCGCTACAGAAGCATGAGGACCAATTAAACCACAATTAGAACCTAACTGTTGAATACCAAAAATAAAGGGTGGTCCTGTAAATTGAAGACCATAAAGAGCATTGTCTGTCCATATATGAATAGCATTACGAGTTCTTGCTGATCCTATTATTTGAGTACCATCAATTAAAGATATCTCTCCTGAAGTAGTAGAAATTGAGGGAACCCAGTTAGTATAGTCTTGTTGATCTGACCATCTAATAAGTAAAGGATCAAAGTTTCCTGTACCAAATTCATTAGTGCCTAAAGCTATTACGTGTCTATCATTAGGAGAAACAATCAAACTATTAATTTGAGAAGGAGAACCAGTTGTTTGAACAAGAGTAGCTCTTTGAATATCTGCAGGTGATGCATCCCAATGTACTAGTCTGTTACCCTTTTTAACAGCTAAAAGGTCTTCTCCAAAATTATCTAAAGACCATTGTGTACCCTGAAATATAATGTTAGATGAACCTGCGGGTTCATTCCAAGCTCTAGTTCCCGCTATGCTTACTCCTGCATTATAAGAAGCAGCACCATAACCAGTTCCTTGAATACTGTCATTTGATCCAGTAGGTAAAAGAAAATATGCTGTACCATGTCCCGGCCCCGCTTGATTTGAATCAGCAGTAAACTTAACACTTACAGCAAAGTTATTTACACCTACTACACTAACAACTTCTAATACTGGACCACCAAAAGCTGATGTAGCAAAATCAGTTCCTTCACTAAATCCATTAAGAGAAGTAGAAGTAAAGTCTATAAAATCTCCTATACTTACATTATTGTTTGTAAGACTAACAAATACTTTACCTTTCCCTGTTGAAGTAGTAAAATTACCTATCCCTCCAGTACCTATACTAACTGTACTAACAACAGGAGTTATATCATAAAGTACAGAACCATCTACAAGATATAGTCTAGTTTCTGTTCCTACAGATAATAAATTTTGTGTATTGTTATTAGCCCACGTTAGTATATCTCTTACTGTACCTGAGATAACTCCTGTATTTATATTAAACTTACTATAACCTCTAATATTTTCAGGTTTACCTTCTCGAAAACGCACACGATCACCTTCAAACCAAGCACCTTCCTCTGAATACTGAGTAGATTCTTGGTGGAAACCGGGTTTAAAGTTTAATTTAGTTAGTGAAGATATTGTAGAAGCCATTAACTATCCTCTATACTAATTAAGTACGTTTAAAATCAGCTATTAAAGTAACATCAGTTTTAGTTGCTGCTCTTACATTAAATATAAGTAAGTCTACAGCATTAGCACCTGTAGTTAGCGTAGGGGGAGTACCTCCACTAAAGTTATAGTGAGTGCCAAAAGCAAGAGTTCGTGATCCTGTGCCGTCTTGTACTACATATATCTGACCTGTTTGACCTATTGTTGGATTAGTAGGATTAGCTAAAGTTCTATTACCCGCTAGTGTAACTGCAAAATTATTACCTGTATTGAGATTCAAAACAATTGAGGAAGCATCGGTTAATGATGTCTGAACCATATGTCCTCTAGTAACAGAAGCATTAACAATTTGTGCAGCCTGACTTATATATACTGTTCCAAAAGACGCTACGGTTCCTCTTAGGTCTTTTACTGAAACACTTGTAGGAAAACTTACAGCCGAAGTAAAAGCAGTTAGATTACTAAATATATTTGTACCAGTAAAAGTATTGTTAGTATTAGAATTTACATTTCCTGAACTTGTATACGCTTCTACCGGATGCACAGAAACACTATCACAAATAAACTGAGATATTCTACTTGGTTTTACTAAAGAACCTGCACCAGATGCCGTCTTTAATGTTATAGTCTTTGCAGCATCAGCCCTAGTTGTTTTATCGTTGATGACATAACTCTTACCGACATTAGGAATAACAACATTAAGTGATGTAGTAATAGCTCCTCGAAGTTCAATAAAAGGTGACCTAGCTTCATCAGCCGCTCCGTTAGCAACAGTAAGTATACGTTGAGCAGAAGATACAGATACAATAGTATACTGCCCTAAAGCTTGATCTACTAAATCAAGTGCATTTTGATTCAGTCGTAAACCCCAAGTGTTTGGATTCTCTCCATCCCCTTGCTTTTCTAATCTAGTGATGCTAGTATAAGTACTTGCCATTGTGTATTCCTTCTTTTCCTTACAAAGAGTTTTCTATATCCGTAGCTAATTTACCTGCTATAATTAAATAACCAACAGTTTCTTTACCCTCTAAAAATGATACTCCTATAATAACTGTACTAATTTTAGAATGGTCTTTATAGTAACCTATAATTTCACTTACTTTAAAGAGTCCCGCTGGCCTTCTAGAGTAGCATTTAGATTCTAAAAATTTTAACTGTAGTACTTCTTGAACTTTACTTTGAGATTGTGAATCTGCAAAAGCTACCTCAAGAATATCCCACTCAGAATCACACAAGACAAGAGCATATGTATGTTTACCTACTTCCCAAAATTCATTAGGGATATTTTGTGCTTTAGTTTCAAAAGTAAATAATACAATACATAAAAATATTAAGGAGAGAATATATATTTGGTATTCTTTTAGAGGTTTCATATCTATATATTACCTGCCTTACTGTACATGTCTTGTGCCTTCATAGATAGTTGTTCTAGTATTTCTGTGTTATCCAGATCAAAAGATTCGTTGCATCCTAAGAGTCCTAGATATGTCCTAGTTCTTTCTCTTACACCATTAAAAGTTTTAGGGTCAGCTAGATGCCTAAACTTACCTGCACATAGCTTCTCCAGTATTAAGTCATCTAACTCTTGTCCTGTTTCTGGTCGTAACTCGTTTAAAAGTAAATCACTGCAGAAGTAACACCCAAGTTTTTTACCTTTACATTGGCAGTCAGTAATAATATTTCTTAATCCTTGAGGTAACTTTTCTCGTTGGCTCCACTTACTTGACATCTCTTTTATTACTTGATCTCTATTTTCTAAAGTAACCTCTTCTGTTAAAGACCAAGAAGCATGTAGATAATTATAATCTGAATCCTTTCGACTAATAGAAACTGACTTGTGTAATGAACCTATTGTATCTTCACCAGACTTACCACTATTTATAATATCAACTTTAAATTCTTTAGCAACTGCAGTATTAATACTTCTCATATTATCCGAAGTACTACTGTCTTCATTAAAAGGAGAGCCTTCTCTTATTGGTTCGTAAAAAGGAGGATATTTTCTTTCACATACTCTCTCTACAACCTCAAAGTCTCTAGTATTTTTCTTTAACCATTCCACACCTCTAACAAAATGTTCTCTTTCAAATGCAGTATATTCATCTGAAGAATAATAAATATCTAAGAACATAGCCACTACTTCATGATCTGTCTCAGTTAACCAACGATACATACCATATGTACTATTAGTTCCTAATCCACTATAAGGAACAAGTATTTTCATTATCCTATTATAGACCCATTTACAGTTCCATTATTTGTAAAGGAAATAGTCCTACCTTGCCGATCAATAGCTGCACCACCTGCACCACCAGTACCGGGAGTGTATCCAACGTCTAAAGAAAAAGTACATTCAGAAATATCTGTACTATTAGTACTTGCATTATAATTCCCAGTTCCTCCGGTTCCTCCAAAAGCACCAAGAGTCCCTGCAGTCCCAGTTCTTTTAGGGTTACCACATGTAAAACTACCATCACCATCAGCGGAGGCTGTTGATGCTTGACCTGCAGAACCACCACCACCTTTGCCGCCATTAATTACACTGTTATTAATCCAACTGTGTGTAGCTGAACCTCCTGTTACAGTAGAAT